GTTTCTCCTTGTTAAAAAGTCCGGGCGTATCACTATATGTGTAGAGGCCCGGAGCGTATTTTAGTTAGACTGTCTTGCTCTGATCATTGAAAGAATGTCTTCGGCTTTGCCATCACTTGCTGGAGCCGCTTCAGCCGCTGGTGCCGGAGTTGCTTCAGGTGTTGGCGCAGGCTGTGCTACTGGAGCAGGCTCTGGTGCGCTTTGACTAGTAGCAGTTGCTTGTGGGCTTGCCGCTTTAGTCGGATCACCTGTACGTGCTGCCATGCCTGACGGACGGAAGTAATTGCTCCAACGATCTGGATCATATGCTTCACCATCTACTGATGCTTCAAACATTTCTTGCATTACTTTCACTTCAACTTCAGTAGGTTTTTTAGGAAGAAAGTCACTTAGATTAAACAATCCATGTGTTTCAATTGCTTTCATTTCAACATCAGTTAGTGGACGCTCTCTACGTGCCCAATTTGATGTGGAATAATCAGCATACCCACCTTTTGAAGTTTTGTTAAGACGGAAGTCAACACCAGCAGTATAATCTGTCGGTAGTTCTTCCATATCTGGATCCATAAGCGCCTGCTTAATGATCTGGAAAATTTGTGGACCAATGATAAAACGTCTAATTGGATTATCTGGAGTAGAATCTTCACCTAGTGGATTTTCAGTTACGTAACCTTGGAATACGTATGAACGCTTTTTCCAATACTTACGGCCCATGTCTTCAAGACTTGCGTCTTTAAACCATCCACGTACTTCGTTTAGAATGTTACATGTTTCGCCGTACATTTCCATACATGGAATTTGTACTTGTACTGGACGTGAGTCAGTTTGACCTTTTACGCCAGCAAACGGAAGTTTGATCATCAAACGTTCTTTCCAAAAGAAAGTATTTGTGTCGTCGCCATCTGGTAAGAAACGTAGCGTTGAGCTATCGCCTTCTTTCATATTCCAAAATGGGTAAATTGCGTTGTCGCCGCCGCTTGATGAATTACCGCTTGTGCGTGATTCTTGTTCTTTAAGTTTAGCTCTAATTTCTGCTAATGATGCCATAGTTATGCCTCCTATATGTTATGCCTATGTGCTAGAGTAACATTTTTGTTACTCTTTGTGCCTATTTACGTACAGCACAATATGTATTGTACGCTATTACTTATTAAAAGTCAAGTGTTATTTTGCCTTTTTTGAAAGAAAATTATCTAAGACCAGCCAAATGCTGGATTCTAGCCATTTCCTCGTCTTGCCCTTTCAGTAATTCTACCATTACTTCTTGGGCGTCTCCTACAGATTGATCGCCGTACTTTTTCTGTACTGCTGTCATAACTGCTGTTTCTCCTTTCGGAAAACGGTTGTTTGTATAATCATACATACTTTTTACAAACTCTTCTAGTGGTACATCGTCCTTTTTGTCCATTTCGGCGTCACTGTCCGTTCCTGCCATTTGTTTGTCATCTTTATCATCACCAAATAATGCTTTATATGCTTTATATCCACCAAATAGTATTGCCATTACTAGTGCCGCTGGAAGTGCGTACTGTTTAGCAATAGCCGCCGCGCCTTCAAGGTTTGGAATTTTATCTAATGCTCCGCCTGCCATTGCTTTTAAATCGTCTGCTGTTTGAATAACTGTTTTACCTGCCGACGCAACACTTTGTTTGATAGAATTAACAGCATCACCGGCACCACTCACTACGTCTACTGCGCCGCCGACCACGTTTGCTGTGTCTTGTGGATTTGTTACCGCTACTCCGCCTATTGTTGCTTTAACTGGATTTTTCGCTGACCATTTTAAGAGTTCTTTTGCGCCTGTTAGTAGTCTAGGTCCTGCAATTCTGCCCACTGTGCTTGCCGCCGATATTGCCAACGGTATTAAAAATCCCCATTCGTTTAATTGATCTTCGTTTGTTTGAATGTTATCAGCTAATAATTTTGCCGCTGTACCTTTGTCCATTTTCACAGGATGCTTTTTACCTGAACCTTTTGGATATTCGAATTCTTTTTCGCCTTTTGCAGCCGCATTAGCCGCCGCCATTTTGAAGTCTTCAAATGCTTGTTCTTCTGCTGTCATTCCAGGTTCTTGTTCGTGTTTGGCACTTGTAATAATATTGTCTAAGTGTGTTTCAAATGATGCTTCTGGATCAATAACTTCATCATAGTCTATATTTGCTAAGTCGTCTGCTTCATCAAACTTTGCTCCGACTTCGTCGTACATATCATGTACAAGATCCATGACTGATGTATCTAATCCCATTGGTCTTTTCCCTTGGATTAGTTCAGCAATAGCGTAAAAGTCTTCTAGTTGATTGCTAATCATTCTTACGTCTTCGTCATAGCCGCCTTTTCTTGCATCTTTAAATTCTTCTTGCTTTTGTTTAATCATGCCTGTTAGTTTTTGCATGACTTTTTTATCAGCATCGTTTAGTTTATAGTCTTCTGCTACTGATTCTTCTACAGGAACCATCTGTAGGTTTGTCTGAGCAAGTCCCATTTTAGTTCTAAGCATTGTCATGTCAATTCTTTTACCCTTCAAGGCAACAGTGCGTCCTTGTCTTGAATACTCAATATCTTTCTCTTTAGCAATTCTTTCCAGTTTCTGTGCCATATCAGAAGTAACATTTGGAATAGACATAGATACCATTGGTGATTGATCAGTTTTGTCATCTTCCATGTTCATGCTTTCATCTGTATCCAACATATCTTCGTCTTGATGATCTTCCCAAAACTCGTCAGCCATGTCAATTACACTACTGTATGTATCATGAAACTCGTGCATTTCCATGTCTTGTGCATCGTCGGCCATTTCTTTATATAAAGCAATATCATCAATGCCATATAATTCTTGGAAATTATCTTTGTGTGGATAATGACTTTCGCCTAGCAAATCCTCAGGACCAAGTTCTTTTGCTTTGGTCTTTTCGTTTACTAACTTATAGATATACGGAAACACATCTTTTAATTCTTCGTTAAACTGTTTAATAGTAAGTTGATCAATCCAATTGCTGGCTAATTCTTCCGGAACATCTTCCATAACTGGTACTGTATAGTTTTCAAACGCTTCTTTGTAGTATGATTCTTTTTGTAGTTGTTCAACTGTTTTTTTAACTGTTTCAATTCTTTCGTAAACTGCGTCCATATAATCTGATAATCCTTCAGCCATTACACTTGAGCGACCCATGTAATTTTTGAATTTGCGCAATTTAGCAAGTTCTTCGGAAAGTGAAACAATGTGTTTACCAAAGTCATCATAAGCATTACCGCCTTCTGCAACATGGCGTGCCATTGCACGAGCACCGTTTAGGTGTCTAAATGGATATTTAAATCTTTCGCCTTGATCGCTTTCGATATAAATTGCTTCTATGTGCTGTGTTCTACCTGCAGCTAATTCTTGGTTTACTGGCTTGCTGTGTTTTACTGCAAGTCTAGCATTGCCTAAATCTTGATAGCTAGTTTTGCTTGTTCCATACATTTTTGATTCGCTCATTGTTTGTTCTCCGGATGTATTCGCTAAAAATTTATAATCTCTACGATTAAGATTGGACTTTGTTATGTCTCTAGTGTCAAAATTTAATAATCGTTTTTTAGCAAAATATCTTAGCTCTTTTAAAAATCCATACCATTTTTCTTTAGTAAATTTATCTTGACCTTCTATAAAATTGTTACTGTACATAACATTTAAACTTTTTTCGTCGATACTTATACTTACTTTGCCTAACTTTTTTGCACCTTCTGTAAAGTCAAAATCAAAAAATCTTGCTTCATTGGGCACATTAGTAACTATGCCTTCATCCGTGCCAATTGTTACACTAGGAAAGCGTCCTCTAATTTTATTAAAAAGTTCTTCACCGATAAGATCTAAGTTTTTCATAAAAGTATTTATCAATAGTTTGTCGATATGAATATGGGCATGGGCGGTTCATAATCTTCTTCGTTTTCCATACTTTTGAATGTGTTATATACCCTTGGATCCCAATCTCTTAGCACACTCATAACTCTAATAACCAATAATAATGCACTTATTAAGTCGTCTGTTTCACCTACTTTGGCTTTGTATGTACTACCTGTTGCTACAAACCCTTTTAGTTCGCTAATGAGAGGTCCTGAAAACACTTGCATTTTGTCGTTTTCTAACATTGTTTTCATTCTACTACAAGCACTAATCTTAGTACCATGTGTAGTATTAAATCCTTTGCGGAACTTTCTGACATGTCCTTTTCGCATCGGTTCACTTACAAATAACCCAGGCAAGTTTTCTTCACCAAAGTCGTTGATAACAATAAGAGCAGCTTCGCCAATACTGTTGTTCTCTACACTCCAGTAAATTGCTTGAGGATTTCCTGTCTCACTTTCTATGTGATCTAATATATCTTTCAGTACACGAATCTGTCCTGTGATAGCAGTTGTGTTATGTCTCCACTCTGCAACTTGTGTATATGATGGTAATTCAAATACTTGTATAGCAGCATAGTCGCCACCTGTGCCCATACTAGGATCTAATCCTACAACATATGTACAATCTTTTCTTAGCTTCTTGTACCAACGGGTCTGTCCCATATTCATAATAGGTTTAGATGCTTCTAGTGTTGCTAACTTAATTGAATTAATAAGAGTTTCATCAAATACTAAGAATTCACATTCGTACTCTCTACGGAATCTTTCTTCGCCAATACGACCCAGTTCTTCTGATTTCCATTTTTCATCTCTATCTGGATGTTCGCTCCAATGACAAGTAAATGAATGAAATCCGTTTGTACCTATTTCTTGTTCATTACCATGTTCGTCGAATTTCTTCTCTGCTTCTTTCCATATAACGGCAAATGTATCTTCATCTGAGTTTGGTGTACTAGTGATGATAGCTCTACCACCTGTTGCCAGTGTAGGTGATATCGAAGTCCAAAATTCATCTGCAATAGTAGGACTTACAAATGCAAACTCGTCACAGTATAGCAGTGAGATAGACATACCTCGTCCAGTATTGCCTGTTGTAGTAGCACTTACTATTCGTGAACCGTTTTCAAATTCCATTGAACCTTTGTTGTAGTTTACAACACCTGCTCGTATATAATCAGGACAAAGTTCGTATGCATATCTAACTCGTTGCATAATTTCTTGCGCACCTGTATATTTGTGTGCAGCAATTAGAATAGTTTGATCTGGATTAAACATGGCATACCAAAGTAAGTAAATTGCAGCACAGGTAGTTTTACCAGTTTGTCTTGGTAGCATGTTTATGTTAAAACGGAAATTATGATAACTTTTAAGTAATCGTTCCTGATAGTCAAAAGGATCAAACAATAGTTTGCCTTTTACCGGATGTTGTATGTACGCAAATTTTTCTGCAAAGTAAAGATAACCTGTAACAGGATCCATACATTGCATTAAGTCACTTACTTGTTCTTCAGTAAATGTTTCTCGTTGATTAGCTTTTTTGGTTAATACGCCGTCAAGTGATTTGCTCATAAAAGTATTTAACCAAAAAAATAGCGCCTTGCGGCGCTATTGATTTATTTGTTTTGAAGTTTTTCTTTTAATGCTTTATAAAGCTGATCTTTAATGGATTCTACTGCCATTGCATTGTCACCATCTTGTGCTTTTGCATAGGCTTTTTTCTTTTTGTGGATACCACCTGACTGATACATATGGTCGTCGTCTTTGTATTCTTCATCTGGTGAGTTATCCCATCCATCATCTTCTTCTTCTACATCTTCATATGGTGATGGATCTTTAATTCTAATATCACCTGGATTTTTATTTGAGTTAGGTCCGCCTGATAATTTAATAATATCGCTCAGTTCACCGTGATCTTCGTCTGGTGCGT